CCAACCCGTTATTTATATCCATATACCTTCTAATATTGTATGTAGTTTTTTGTGTTGTAAATCTAAAAACGGAGTCAGTCTATCCAATCGCTTTCGTTCTCTAGGCCAAATAAAATCTTCTGAAACCATATTATCATAATCTGTAAAGATACCAAATATCGTATCTGCGGCTACTAATGTTTCTGGTTGTATTCTACCACCTAGATATTCTCTTAATATGTTAGAGTGTTGTCCATCTTTAATGCCCAAACAAATATCTAGATTTTTATACTTATCAAATAAGTATCTCATATCCTCTGCAATTGCATATGTAAGTTTTTGTTTCATTTTCTTAAACTCTATATAATTCTTTTCACATTCTTGTTCTAACAATTCACGAACATAGTATTTCTTCTTTGATAAGTTAGCGACTAGAAAATCTTTTAACTCACCATTATATTTTCTAACTAACTTAGCAAAGTGATACTTATCTTTTCTTTTCATAAAAGATTCTAGCTTTGCAGATACTTTACCGTTGTACTTAAAGTAATCATAACTTTCCGTATGAAAATGATTATTGATTGCTAAGTATAAACAGTATGTATCGTACCCTTCCCTACTTGTCATTCTAATACATCCTATTTCGCAGGCGCAGGCCCAGATGCTCTGCAGCCTGTCTTGATCTCTCCTTTCTAATTGCTTCTTTCTTTTTTCTTTGTTTTTTCTGTGACGGCTTTTCGTAGTATTGTCTATCGCTAACTTCTTGTAGAATACCAGATCGTTCAACATCCTTTTTAAACTTTCTAAATAGTTGATCAAAAGACAACGGCTTGGGTGTTATGTCCTTTTTATCAAAATTTTTTCTTTGTTGATACGTTTTTTGTTTCTGTGGTCTGTGAGTTTGATGTTTCATATTGGTAACTTAGCCTGTGATTCTTCTTTTAAAAATCTTAGTCCTACTGCTTCAGCCTTTATCTTTTCTTTTAATGGTGGGGTTATTAAACTTTTAACTGAATCTGGTTCTAAATGATTCTCTTGACAAAAATAGATAATTGCATCTATATAACTTAAATGTTTTTCTATTACGAGTTCTTCTACTGATGTAGTAAACTTCTTCTTAGTTAATATCATACTCCATATTCCTTTCTGTATTGTGCTCGTAATTTCTTTAACGGAGTAACCCAATGATTGGGGTCTTCAATAAACAGTTGTGATTTTCCCGTTTCTTCTACTGATATGATTGTTACAATTTGTTCTATTGGTGTATTATGTTGTTCTTCAAACATCTTTGCATATGCAGTTTCTTGCATGAAGTATCCTTTGATCCTACTTGGCAATTTATGTTTCGTTGATGTTTTGAAATCAATGACTGAAACCTTTCCAGCAAACTCGGCTATACAATCAACACGACCTGCCATTTCTATTTCATCACTATACATAGCACCTTCCAACATATAGATATCGCCCAGGCGTGATGTTATTTCTTTTGTCTGATTGAACATCATTAAGTCTAACGGAGTAATTTCCTTTAATCGTTTTTCTGTAAGTTCGTTATTAAGAAAATCTTCTTGAAGTTTATGGTATCTAGATCCTCGAGCCATGGCTTGACCAGATATCTTATTGGCCCGCTCTTCACCAACCCAATCTCTCCATTTCTTAATCCCGACTCGACTCAATAAACCCGTTACTGTTGTTACTGATGGATAGTTCTTTCCTTCTGGTGTTGTATAATATCTACTACCGTTTATTTGTGTTGTGGGTAATGAAATAGATTCGTACCCTTCTAAATGTTTAAACACTTTTGATTCCATGTTTCTCTGCTACCTTATCTGTGGCTACTTGTTTTGCCGTTCTACTATTGTGGGCTTTATCTACAGCACTACCCGGATGGCCTTCACCAACTTTCTGTAATACTTCCTTAAATCCACCCATCTTTCCTGTTCCTACGCGAGAACCACTTATTATATTAGGAGCGGTCAACACTGATTTATAATCAGGATTGTCTTTCAAGAATTGTTCCCTTTCACTCATACTCAAGAACTTCTCAAACTGCTCACCAGTCAATTTGTCTTTAAATACATAAGTTGGCATTAAGACCACTCCCCTGTAGATTTAAATTTTTTCTCTGGCCTAGAGTCAATAAGATCCGGCCAATCTTCTATTTGTTCTTCAATTGCATCTGTTGTTTCAAATTGTTTATTATTATATTTTGTTTGAAGTTCAACCAGCAATTGTCTCTCTTTTACTATTTCTTCTTTTGTTGCAGACTTATCTTTAGTTAGTTCTAAAATCCTCTTCTGTGAATTCGACAATTGTAATTGTAAATCAATAAGAGTCTTTTGAAGAATTACGATCGCTTGAGCATTAGTTGTCAACTTGTTTGTCATTGTCTGTCCTCTTATCTAAGAAAAGTTGAATTACATTTAACTCAGCTTCCTTAAAATCTGAAATTTCTTTTGGACCCCATGTTGTTCCATATCTAACACACTTGTTAGCGGTTTCACAATATAAAATCCAATCCTCATCTGTCATTTGTGTTTTGTGAACCTTATCTTCTGTTACTTGAAATATTTCTTGACCAAGCTTAGTAAAAAATACTTCGGCTGGTGTAGGGTCATAATACCCTCTTTGTTTACCACGATATAGTTTTTTATTATTTGTTGCTTCATTTGTTATCATTATATTACTCATCTTTTTTAAATCTTGTTGTAGCATCTACTACATTATCTTCATGTGGACTCTCAGGTGAGCCTTTACTCATTTCTTCTTTCATCTTATTAAAATTCTCTAAAATTTCTTCTTCATTGTTATCGGCAATTGCAAGTGATATACCTAGATATTCTTTACCAAGTAATTCAGCAGCGAGATTGCCTGACTCGGAATGCATGATAATATCATCCAATCCTTCATCATTTCTAAAATATGTATCAATCATTAAGGCAAATTGAACAGAAGTTTTGTATACATCTTGTTCATGCCATTCCTTTTCTCTAAAAACTGTATCGTCATCTTCTCCAAATATAAGTTCTACAACTTTATTTGCATTTAATTTAATTACGGCGTCGCCTTCTTTAATCTTTATCTGAAAGGTCTTCGCCATTTTTTTTCTCTTCTTCTCTGATGTGAAGCATAAACTGATTATACCCTGTATCATCTAAAAATTTTTCTTCTCTTAAATACTGCAACATGAATCTAGAACCTTCTTTTTCTCCCTTTTTCCAAGAGACACAGATGGCCGATACTAATACGATTAGGTAAGAACCCCATTCAAGGGCGTTGAGTAATGTTAAGTTCATTGTTGATCATTATATAATAAGTGTACAGGTGGTGTCAACTAGTTTTTGTGATTTTTTGTAATCTGTCAATTTGTGATTGAATAATGGCTCTCCGATTGGGCCAATAGATGTATTCTTTTTCTTCATTCTTCATTAGATTTTGTAGTAAAGGTAGAATGAGTTTTTCACAATCTATCAATTTATCTTTAAAATCCAATTCTTTCTTAGAATCAATTTCACTTAGATTGTCTTTATGATCTTCCAATTCAGATAATGAATTGGATATTAATTTGGATAGTAAGTCTACCTTACTGTCTAGGTCTTCTATTTGAGCTGAGTTAGCTTGTCCAGCAGATGATGCTGCAACTGCTTTTAATTGATCAGCAACTTCTTTACCAATACTAGCATCTTCACCAGTCTTAGTTTTTAATTCATCTTGATCTACTGCTGTAAATCCGAAATCATTAATATCGCCCATCTGTTTTTGTCCTGTTAACTATAGTTTTTAAAAAAGAAAGGGGAAGAAGTCTTCCCCCAACTTATAAGCTTATTCGTCAGATTCAGTCTCTACAGCTGGTCCACTTTCAACTTGAGGAGTTGCTACAGCATTCGCTGCTTCCACTTCTCCCTGTTGTTCACGGATCTCAGCCAAGAAAGTCTCTCTTAGACGACCAACTCCGGCTAGTTCTTCACCCTTAAATGCACCTCGTTGTGAGCATACATCGATGACTGATACTACACCTGCCAAGTCTTGAGCTGTTATTACTTTTACTTCCATAAAATATTTACTCCAAAATATTATTTAAATGTAGAATTTATTTTTCTACTATACTAGTTTCTCATGGTTTTGTATATTTGTCAAGTTTTTTTTGACTATACCACATAAGTCTTCTTTCTTCGTATCTGAGTCCCCCGTTGTTCCGAATATTATATTCATAACGACAATTAGGATCACCCCCTTTTTGTTATTCCATCGTCAAGATGGAAATCGCGACACGGTTGTTGCTTTATCTGGAACATCAGTATCATCTTGTTTAGCTAACGGTGTTAGCTGTTCAATAGTTACTTCTGTTGTGTATCCAGATTGGATTCCTGTTCCTCTCCATTTATTAATTGCAGAATCCCAAATAAAATCTATCTGTGTATTTAACATGGGATCATGTAACGTAAGAAATCCATATATTGGATCATAGTGTCTTATCTCACCTACCTTGTTACTAGTACCATGAGAATACACGACAGCTCGTTCTTCGTCTGTTAATCCTAACTTATTATTTACATTAGCCATATAAGTATTTATTCAGAAAGTTCGTTTGATTTAGGTATCCAATCAGGAAAAGTTTCTAGACATAATGCTCTACTAATTCCCGGTATCTTTTTACCTACTACTGACATAAGAAGTTCAGCTTCTGTTTTATGAACTGCTCTGAGTATATTAAGATATATATCTTCTCTCTTTGCTTGTGGAGTATTAGGGCCACCTTTTACAAGATACTGAAATTGTCTCCATGCTCGAATCAATCTATCGTCAGCCAGATCAACTGCTGGTACATCAGAAAACTCTACCCCCGGTGGCAATGGGCCTGGTGGCACCAACCAAACAACTGCAGGATGATATGCTCCTTTGACGAGATATTCCAAATCTTTCCTGTTACTATATTTGGAAAGAAATTTTATTTTGTCTTTTTTGGCCTTTAGTTTAGATACTTCCGAAAAGATTTCGGCGACTGATGCATCGTTAGGCATGTTGGGTAATGGCATAATTAAATCACCTTTAATATTATCATATTATTATTAACACGACCAGTAACTTTACTGGCCTTCGAATTCACTTCATTCATAGTCTTATTTAGTACAATTTTACCGCCAGCTAAAACTCGGTCTAAGAAATGTGTTGTCCTAACTCCTAGTTTTTTAACTTCGGATTTATCTGTATCAAAATTCTTTATTGATGATCCTTTAACATCTAACCCACCGCGATCACTTGAGTGATAGTAGGCTAACTGATTAGTCTTTGAATTGAATAGGTAAAGTATCTCAGCTCCAACAATTTTACTTGGATCTATTGAAGTAATTTTATTATCCGTATCTTCATCTAAGAAACTTAATTTAGATATCCTTTCTTTTGCACTAAATTGTTTAGCTTTTCTTGGTTTTCTTATAGGTTTATGATTCTTAGCATAACGCTCTGAATCAGTCTGTATCTTTTTAATAAAATTGATCAACTGATCTTTCTTATTCTTTGACAGATAACTATAGGCTTCTTTCAATTGATCAGATTTTCCATCTCGAGCTTCTACAACTTCATCTAGTAAACCCTGATATTCTTCTGGTATCTTCTTTGCCACCGTTGCAGAGACTTTATTTTCTGATAGATACTTATACATATCAAATATCTCTTCATCCCAAACATCAATAGCATAGTCAACTTCTGCTAAAAGCAGTTGGACTTTACTATTAATATTTTCTTGAACTGTTTTCTTCTTAACTATTGTTTCAGGATTTGATTCATCATTAAGATACAAATTATGAAGTTCTTGAGCTTGTTTATTATACTTCCCCAATTCAACATGAATATACTTTTGATAATACTCATTCCCCGTTTCACCTTCTTCTGTATTTTTATGTGCTGGAAATGTTAGACCCCGTTCAAGACCAGTAGCAATATAAGACAAATGACTTGGAATAATCATCTTAGTAAATTTGCTAGCATTTTTATAGCCAAGCTTCTTAGCATATTTGATCAGTACGGTCTTGGCATATTTGCTGTCCCACATATAATTATACCAGCCGAGAAAGGTACTCATTGAATGATTGACAAAATAATCTACATCAGGTTCTGGCCCATAATGTATGTCATCGAAAGTTTTTCGTTCGGTTATAGATTTTCTTGGTTTTTGTTTCACAGTCTTAACTGTTTTTCTTCTTGCAGTCATATAATTTTATTTAGTCAAAGATTAGTTTTGATTTATGATATTTTTCTATATTGCCATTTAATAAGTTTATTTTGTTCTTTTATACCATCCTCAAACGAAACAGTTCTAGAAAAACTCTTCGCCCCTCCGAACGGTATATATGTTAATTCAACTATTGTAATGGAATTATTCTTAATAGGTGTAAAGGTTACCGTATGTCCTTCGTTCTCCCACGTTCCTGTATAAACCAGTTCGTGATTATATAATGTCATTAGTTTCATTTTCCTTTATTTATAAAAAATGTGATCCCCGACTTGAACCACCCGATCTAAACTTGCTCTCCAAAACGGACTAACTGTAGTGCTATGATAATGTGTAGATCCCTCTGTAACGTCCGTAGGTCTCTCCTGTAAGAACATCACAGCTAGTTCGAATGATTCCTCATATGAAAATCCCCACCTCTCTACAGGTCTATCACCTAGTCCATCACAATACCAACTGAATTGACATGAATGTAAATCTATTG